AAACCGGTCATAACAAAAGATGGTGTAACCGTTGCGGAAAGCGTAGTCTTATTTGATCCGGTCGAGAACATGGGTGCAACATTAATCAAGGAAGCCGCAAGAAATACTGTGAAAGAAGCTGGTGACGGTACTACAACTGCTACCGTCCTAGCTGAATCACTAATAAAATCTATAGATTCTGCCGTCGCTGCAGGATTATCAATCAGAGAAATTAAAGATGGGGTTAATTACTGCTTAGAAGAGGTGTTAAATTACCTAGATTCTACAGCATTAGACGTCGAAGGCGACATGCTTAAGGCCGTTGCTGCTATATCTTGCAATAATGACACAGAATTAGGGCAAATTATTGCAGAAGCTTACGAAAAAGTAGGTAAAAACGGTGTAGTGTTGATGGAAGAGAGTGAATCTGAAGATACTTACGTGGATATTGTAGACGGTGCGCAAATAGACTGCGGACTTACGTCGCCACATTTTGTTACTAACACAGATAAACACATATGTGAGCTAGATAATCCGTACATACTAGCGGTATCGTCTGAAATACCTAATATACGTAAGATACAAGGAGTGCTTGAACACGTTATTAAACAAGGTAGATCTTTACTTATAGTAGCACCGGTATCACAGCAGGTTAAGTCTGCGTTACTTATGAACAAAGTTAAAGGTAATATCAAGGTTAATATAGTTGACCCACCTGGTTTTGGCCCTACTAAGAAAGATGCTATAGAAGATTTAGCTATATTAACTGGTTGTACAGTTATTAACGAAGAATTAGGTGATGATTTAGATTTAATAACACCTGAACACTTAGGTGAAGTTGACTTTGCTGTAACTGATGATAATAATACTACTATAACCATGGACTGCACTACTAATGATGTAATGCAACGTATAGTAGAAGTTAAAAATAAAATAGCTGAAGAGAAAAACGGGTTTATTAAGAAGAAATTAGAAGACAGGTTAGCTACTTTATCTGGTAACGTAGGTATAATAAGAGTTGGTGCTAACTCTAAAGTTGAACTTAAAGAAAAGAAAGATCGTGTTGAAGATGCTATATATGCTACTAAAGCAGCATTGCAAGAAGGTATTGTCCCGGGCGGAGGTATTGCATTACTTAACGCATCGGAAAAAATTTTGACCAGCGAAGCTGGTGATGTATTACTTCAGGCTATAAAGTCCCCGTATGAAACTATATTAGCTAACTCAGGGTTTACATGTAATAGAGACTGTGACTGTGCTGTTGGTACGGGTGTTAACGCTATAACAGGTGAATGTGTTGATATGGTTGAAGCTGGTATTATAGATCCAGTGCTAGTAACTAAGACAGCATTGAAGAACGCTGTGTCTGTAGCTTTAACTATTATGTCCGCTGATTGTGTAATTTCAAATGTACGTATCAATGAAGGCAGTTAATGATTATATAGTTATAGAGAAGATTAAAGAGCAGAAGACTACATCAGGTGGTCTTTTGCTTACTGATGATACAGATGTAGATAACAGATATAAAAAAGCTAAAGTAGTATCTGTTGGTAACTTAGCTGACATTATAAAAGTAAATAGCTTAGTTATGTATGATCAACATGCTGGTCATGATATAGAGTACGATGATATAATGTATAGAGTTATACGTTTAAGAGATGTAGTGTTAGTAGATGAGGATAACAGCTGATGACATAAAACAAATACAACTATTTAAGTATTACAGAATAGTACGTAAGTGGATATGTAAAGCTAACAACATAAAAGATGCTGATCTTGAATTACTAATATACTTAAACTGTTTAAATAGATTTACAAGAGATGAATTTATAAACGGAGTGTATGCTTATTCATGGGACAAGCACAGATGGGAAAGGCTACGTAGAGACGGATGGATAGATGTTTGGCGAGAAAGAAATCGTACAACAATGAAGTATGCAGTTTACAAAACGTCATTTAAGTGTAATCATATGATAAATAGGATATACAGAATTTTGCTAGGCGAAGAAGATATACCTGTTTCAATTAAAAACCCTTACTTCAATAACAAGTCTTATACAGACAAAGTAATGAATAAGGCTATTGATGATATGATTAAAGATAAAGACAGATGATAAGCAAAGGCACACCAGTACTTAGAAAAACTTTAGATAAAGGCGTATTAGGCGAAGCTAATAAAGACGGTAGCGTTTTTATAGATAAGTCTGTTAAACCTGGCAGTAAACTAGAAAAAGAAGTTTTAGAGCATGAAGGTTTTCACGCAAAGCAAATGAAGAACGGTGTGCTAGATTATACTGATGATTACGTAGAGTATAAAGGTAAGAAGTACGAAAGAAAAGACGGTAAGATAAAATATAACGGCAAGTTTTACGCAGAAGGTAGTAATGTTTTTCCTTGGGAACAAGAGGCTAATGAAGCTATAAATAACAAGTTTTTTAAAGACTTTAAGTCTTCGCCATTTAAAAAAATGCGTCCACCAAGTAATAATTCTTTTAATACCATGCTCGAAGTAAAGGAGTTAAATAAAATACCTCTAAACAAAAAGTTTGTTAAAGATCATGATGACATAGCTAGTGCATTTAAAATGCTAGCTAAAAGAAAAGGTATAAAGAACTATGATACTGAAATAGCTGAAGACTTAATAAGAGAGTCTGCGCCTATAATACTAGAGCTTAAAAAATACTTCGACAGACCTAGACCTAAAGTAGTGGCTGAAAAGAGTAACATACCTATGCAGGATATAGAGATGGAATCAATGAAAACAGCTTCGTACCCGTCAGGTCATTCAGCACAAGGGTTCCTAATAGGTTTAAGATTAGGTGATAAATACCCTAGACATAAAAGCGCTTTTAAAAAGTTAGCTAAAAAAATATCTTATAGCAGGAGAGTAGCTCACGCCCACTATAAGAGTGACAGTAAATTTGGTGAGCTCCTAGGAAAATCAATGTACAAACACATCAAACAAAAAGAATCATGATGAAAAAAGCTCCTGCCAAGATGAAAAAATCTCCGGCTAAAATGGCTAAGAAAGCTCCAGCAAAGATGATGAAAAAATCTCCTGCTAAAAAAGCTTTAGTTGGTAAACAAAAAAACTTACCAAAAGAATTAAGAGATAAAATATTAGCTTCACCAGCAAAGATGCTTAAACCTGCTGCTATGAAGTTGATGAAGAAAGACTCACCGGCTAAGATGATGAAGAAGTCTCCGGCTAAAATGAACTATAAGAAAAAGTAAATGGGATTACTGCAAAAGGTATTTTCTTCTGGAGCAGGTAAGCTTATTAAAGATGTTGGTGGGGTCTTAGACGACCTCACCACTTCTAAAGAAGAAAAACTAGCTGCGCAACAGAAGATTAAAGAATTAATATCTAACCATGAGTTAGAAGTACAAAAGCAGGTTTCAACTAGGTGGGAGGCTGATATGAAGTCTGACTCTTGGTTGTCTAAAAACGTTAGACCACTTGTACTTGTTTTTTTAGTAGTATCAACAGTGTTAATGATATTTATAGATGCTGGTACTATAGCTTTTAAAGTAGAGCAAAAGTGGACTGACTTACTACAACTAGTATTAATAACCGTGATCGGTGCGTACTTTGGCGGTCGATCATTAGAGAAAACTAAAATTAAATAAAATGGCAAAGAAAGAAAAAGTAATAGACTTAAAAGCTAAAGCTGAAAAAGTAACAGATGAAGAGTTAAAAAAATTACAAGATATAGTGTCTGGCATAAACTCTTTACAAACTGAAATAGGTAGACTGGAAGCTCAAAAGCATGTTCAGCTACACAAGCTTGCTGTAGTTAGAGATCAAGGTACATTGTTGCAGACTGAGCTAGAAAAGGCATATGGTACTGCTGATGTTAATATTAACGATGGTTCTATTAGCTACAAAGATGCAGAATAGTATCATAAGAAAAATAACAATAGGTAAAGACTACAAGAACGACTCAATGCATTATGCTGTTGGTCAAGATGTTTATGGTGGTCATACTATTTGTGATATATTAGAAGAGGAAGAAAAGTACTCCATATATATAAGAAAAGAAAATGTAGTTATACCTTGGAAAGACTTTAACAAGAATATGGCTATATCAGTTGAATATAATTTAGAATATTAATGAAACCTTTATATGAGTATGTTATAAGACCAGCAGGTCAAAGATATAACAACTCTATTAAAGTTGACGGAGACAAGAGCTTAATAGTTAATACTGAAATATTTAATCATGGATATATTAACCGTAAAGCTGTTGTTGTCTCTGTTCCTGTTAATAATATACATAAACTTCAAGAAGGACAAGAAGTAATAGTACATCACAATATATTTAGACGTTGGCATAACGTTAAAGGTATAGAGAAAAATAGTAGAGGCTTTTTAAATGAAGAAGAATACTTAGCTTCGCCCGATCAAATATACATGTACAATAACGGCAGCTGGTCCTGTACTAATGGTTATACGTTCGTAAAACCTATAAAATCAAAAGATAATTATAGTAACAACCCTGAAAGACCTTTAGTAGGTGTAGTTAAATATTCTGATGGTAGTTTCTTACCTACTCAGCTTGTTGGGTTTACACCAAGTAGTGAATATGAGTTTGTTATTGATGGTGAAAGGCTTTATAGAGTTATGAATAAATTTATTACAATTGAATATGAATACAAAGGAGACGAAGAAGAATATAATCCAAGCTGGGCGAAAAGCTGTTGAAGAATTAATTAAAGTGGCTGAAGAGCCTATAGTAGATTCTGACGACGATATATCAGCTGATAGATTAAAGAACGCCGCTGCTACAAAGAAGTTAGCTATATTCGATGCTTTCGAAATACTAACTAGAATAGAAGACGAAGAGCGTATACTAAAAGAACTAGATAAACCACAAACAAGTAAACCTAAGTTTCAAGGTTTTGCTGAAGGTAGAAGTAAGTAATGTACGAGCAAACTTTAGTAAAGAAAGTAGACAGTGTAAGATTAAACACCATTAAGAGATTAAACAAATCTAAAAAATGGGAGTATGGTTACAACAAGGAAAACGATATTGTTGTAATATCTAAGACTGGTCAGATAGGTGAGGTGCTAGAAATACAAGGCTTAAAAATAGCTTTACCTCTAGCGCCTAAGTCTATATATAAACGTAGCGATAAAAAGAAAGAACAGAAGTGGAGTAGGTTTGATTTTAATCCTGCTTTTTCTAAAATAAAAACTAGGTTTGATTGGGACGATCTACCTTTAAAATTTAAAGAACAACACTACGATTATATAAACCAAGAGTTTGACAGAAGAGAAAATGGCTTTTGGTTTATGAACAACGGTAAGCCAACGTACTTGACTGGCAGCTACTATATGTATTTGCAATGGAGCAAAATAGACGTAGGCGCTCCTGATTTTAGAGAATCAAACAGATTATTTTTTATATTCTGGGAAGCTTGCAAAGCAGATCAACGTTGCTACGGTATGTGTTATTTAAAGAACAGGCGTTCTGGTTTTTCGTTTATGAGTTCGGCTGAAACCGTTAACTTAGCCACTCTTGCAAGTGATAGTAGATTTGGGGTGTTGTCTAAAAGTGGTGCTGATGCGAAGAAAATGTTTACAGATAAAATAGTACCTATAAGTATTAATTATCCTTTTTTCTTTAAACCTATACAAGACGGTATGGACAGACCAAAGTCTGAACTTGCGTATCGTATACCTGCTAAAAAGTTTACACGCCGTAAGATGAGAGAGTCGGAAGCTGAGGATGATATGGAAGGCCTTGATACTACTATTGACTGGAAGAATACTGGTGACAACAGTTATGATGGTGAGAAGCTAGCATTACTAGTACACGATGAAAGTGGTAAGTGGGAGAGACCAGATAATATATTAAACAATTGGCGAGTAACTAAAACTTGTTTAAGGCTAGGTGGTAGAATAGTAGGTAAGTGTATGATGGGATCAACATCAAACGCTTTAGATAAAGGTGGTGATAACTTTAAAAAGCTTTATAATGATTCGGACGTTACAAGACGAAATAGAAATGGCCAGACAAAGAGTGGTTTATATTCTTTGTTTATCCCAATGGAATGGAACTATGAGGGCTTTATTGATGAGTTCGGACTTCCGGTCTTTGATACACCACATAGCGATGTTAGAGGACCGCACGGTGAACTAATAGACATAGGCGTTGTAGATTACTGGGACAATGAAGTTGACGGGTTAAAAGATGATCAAGACGCTTTAAACGAATTTTACAGACAATTTCCTAGAACAGAAGAGCATGCGTTTAGGGACGAGACTAAAAACTCATTATTCAACCTCATTAAAATCTACGAACAAATCGATTATAATGAAGGTAACAAAAATTCTTCTGTGCTTACTGCAGGTAATTTCCAGTGGCAACAAGGGATAAAAGATACTAGAGTAGAATTTAATCCTGATCCTAATGGTAGGTTTAAAGTTAGCTGGGTACCTAATGGAAGTATGCAGAATAATGTAATACTAAAGAATGGAGTTAAATACCCTGGAAACGAGCACGTTGGTGCGTTTGGTTGCGATAGCTACGACATTAGTGGTACTGTTGATAGTAAAGGATCTAAAGGAGCGTTACATGGACTAACTAAGTTTAGTATGGAAGATGCACCTGCTAACACTTTCTTTTTAGAGTACATTGCTAGACCACAGACTGCTGAGATATTTTTTGAAGATGTACTCATGGCATTAGTATTTTACGGTATGCCAATACTAGCAGAAAACAATAAACCTAGACTTTTATATTATTTAAGACGTAGAGGTTATAGGGGCTTCAGCATGAATAGGCCAGACAAAGTATGGAACAAATTATCTACTGCAGAAAAAGAAGTTGGTGGTATACCAAACTCTAGCGAAGATATAAAGCAAGCTCACGCAGCTGCTATAGAAATGTATATTAATGATCACGTAGGTTTACTTCAAGATGGTACATACGGTACTATGTATTTTAACGACACGTTAAACGATTGGAGTAAGTTTGATATAAATAAAAGAACAAAGCATGATGCTTCCATTAGTAGTGGACTTGCCGTCATGGCTTGTAACAGACACCTTTATAAACCAAACCAAGAAAGAAAAAGACAAGCGTTAGGTATAACAATGTCTAGGTATAATAACAATGGAATAACATCTAAAATAATAAAGTAATATGACAGAGTCTGTTGTAAACTTTCCGTCACAAGCGGTAAGTGATTTAGAAAAGATGTCACCTGAATATGGACTAAAGGTTGCTAGAGCTATACAAGCTGAGTGGTTTAGTAATAGAGATGACAAGTTTACTAGTAACTATGATACGTTTCACAAGCTACGATTGTACGCTAGAGGTGAACAGTCTGTAGAGAAATATAAAAACGAGTTATCTATAAATGGTGACTTAAGCTACTTAAACCTAGACTGGAAGCCTGTTCCTATAGTTTCTAAGTTTGTTGATATAGTTGTAAACGGCATGTCTCAAAGATCTTATGAAATAAATGCGTTTTCTCAAGATTACGCTAGCGTAGTTAAACGTACTGAGTACATGGAATCGATGCTTAGAGATATACAAGCTAGAGAGTATAATGACATGGTACAAGCAGGTTTTGGTATGGATATATACGAGAACGATAAAGAAACATTACCTGACAATGAAGAAGAGTTGTCTCTTCATATGCAACTTAATTACAAGCAAGCCATAGAGTTAGCTGAAGAACAAGCTTTAAACGTTTTACTAGAAGAGTCTGACTACGATTTAATAAGAAGAAGAACTTTATATGACTTAGTTACAATTGGTATTGGCGCTATTAAAACTAATTTTAATTATAGTGAAGGTGTTAAAGTTGAATATGTAGATCCTGCTAATTTAGTTTATTCTTATACTAACTCACCATACTTTGATGATATATATTACGTTGGCGAAGTTAAGCAAATACCTATAAACGAATTGGTGAAAGAGTTTCCTAATTTAACAGAGCAAGAAATAAAAGAAATAGTAGAAGGACCTAGAGACAACACTAGACGTAGATATAATAGAGATTACAATAAAGTAGAGGTACTATATTTTAATTATAAGACTCACGCTAATAACGTTTATAAGCTAAAATCAACTAGTACAGGCGCTGATAAAGTAATAGAAAAAGATGATACGTTTAATCCTCCAGCTGATATGCAAGGAGAGTTTAGTAGATTAGATCGTGTTATAGAAACTATATATGAAGGAGTTTTAGTTTTAGGTACAGATAAACTTCTTAAATGGGGCATGCAACCTAATATGATGCGTAGTAAGTCTGATTTTGGTAAAGTTAAAATGAACTACAATATTGTAGCACCTAGAATGTACGACGGTAGAATACAATCACTTGTAAGTAGAATAACTGGGTTTGCTGATATGATACAGTTAACACACTTGAAGCTACAGCAAGTTATGAATCGTATGGTTCCTGATGGTGTTTATTTAGATGCTGACGGTTTAGCTGAGATAGACTTAGGTAATGGTACGAACTATAATCCGCAAGAAGCTTTAAACATGTTCTTTCAGACTGGTTCTGTTATTGGTAGATCATTTACTTCTGAAGGTGATATGAATCCTGGTAAAGTACCAATCCAGCAAATACAAAATGGTGGGGGTAGTAATAAACTACAAAGTCTTATAGCTACATACAATTATTATCTACAAATGATCCGTGATGTAACCGGACTTAATGAAGCTAGAGACGCATCAACTCCAGACAAAAATGCTTTAGTTGGTATACAAAAACTAGCTGCTGCTAATTCAAATACAGCTACAAGACATATACTACAATCAATGATGTTCTTAACTGCTGAAGCTGCAGAGTGTTTATCACTTAGAATATCTGACATACTAGAGTATTCACCAACACGTGAAGCTTTCGTTAGAGCCATAGGTGCGCACAACGTAGCAACTCTTGATGAATTAAAAGAATTACATCTGTATGATTTTGGTGTGTTTATTGAATTGATGCCGGACGAAGAAGAAAAGCAGATGCTAGAAAACAATATTCAAGTAGCTTTAGCTCAGCAATTGATAGACTTAGACGACGCTATCGATCTTAGAAATGTTAGAAACGTCAAGCTAGCTAACCAACTTCTTAAAGTTAAGAAAAAGAAAAAACAACAAAGAGACCAATTAATACAACAACAAAATATACAAGCTCAGTCACAAGCTAACGCTCAAGCTCAGCAAGCAGCAGCACAAGCTGAAGTTCAAAAGAATCAAGCTAAAGCTCAGTCTGACGCTCAGCTAGAACAAGTTAAGAGTGAGCTGAAGATGCAGTATTTAGATAGAGAAGCTCAAGTGAAAAAAGAACTAATGCAGTTAGAGTTTGAACTAAACTCACAGCTTCAAGGTAGTGAAAGAGAATCACGTGAAAAAATTGCCGACATGAAAAACAAGGGGCAAGAGATTAAAAAGTTTGAATCATCAGGTAATGATATAGTAACAGGTGGAGCGGGGTTAACTAACCTTTAATCTACTATTTTTTAATATTTTATAAAATTTTATTATGGAAATAACTAAAGTAAATTTAGACAATCAAGAATCAGAAATCTATAAAGTAGATTTAGATAATCCACCAAACCAAGAAACTGAAGAAGTAACCAATGAAACTGAAGAAACAACAACTGACCCAGCAGGAGTGGTGGGAGGCGATGAAAACACCGAGCCCACACAAGAACAAGAAGAAGTACAGCCGGAAGCAGAAGTACAAGAAACAGAAACACCAGTATTAGAAGAAGTAACTGAAGAAGAAGTTCAACAGGAAGTTGAGCAGATTCAAGAAGTTGTTGAAGAGGCTGTCGCTGAAGCAGAAGCCACAGGTAGACCGCTGCCAGAAAATATACAGAAGTTAGTTGACTTTATGGATGAGACTGGTGGAAGCTTAGAAGATTATGTTAGACTAAATACTGACATTAGCAAGCTAGATACCACAGACGTTCTTGATGAATACTACAGACAAACTAAACCTCATTTATCTGGAGAAGAAAGAAACTTCTTGTTAGACGAAACTTTTAGCTATGATGAAGAAGTAGATGACCCTAAAGATATAAAGAGAAAGAAAATAAAACTAAAAGAAGAAGCTGCTAAAGCTCGTAAGTATTTAGAAAAACAAAAAGCTACTTATTACGAGGAAATAAAAGCTGGTAGTAAGTTAACGCCAGAGCAACAAAAAGCAGTAGACTTTTTTAATAGATATAACAAAGACTCTAAAGCACAACAAGAGGCTACAGAGTTAAGTACAAAAGCATTCCGACAAAGAACTGATGCTGTGTTCAACAACGATTTCAAAGGTTTTGATTTTAATGTTGGTGACAAGAAGTTTCGGTACAATGTTAAGAATACACAAGAAGTCAAAGAGATCCAAAGTGATTTGAATAATTTCGTCAACAAGTTTGTTGGCAAGGATAATACAATTCAAGACGCTAAGGGTTATCACAAGTCCCTGTTCGCAGCTATGAACGCTGATGCTTTAGCTCAACACTTTTATGAGCAAGGAAAAGCAGACGCTATTAAAGATGCTGTAGCAAAAGGTAAAAACGTCAATACTGATGCTAGACAAACCTTCGGCGAGACGTCTGTAGGTGGAGTAAAGTATAGAGTTCTTGGTGATTCATCTAACGACTTCAAATTTAAAATAAGAAAAAATAAACGCTAATTTAAAAATTTTACAAAATGGCAATTACAGGTGGTAATAGTTTGAATAGTGTTCCTGCTCCAAAGCAACAAACACTAGCTACAAACTACTTAGACTTATCCAGCTCTAGCGGATGGGGTCAACAATATGTTCCAGATTTAATGGAAAAAGAAGCTGAAGTTTTCGGACCAAGAACTATTTCAGGTTTCTTAGAGCAAGTCGGAGCTGAAGAAGCAATGACTGCAGATCAAGTTATTTGGTCTGAACAAGGTAGATTACATTTATCTTATAAAGGTGCTGTAGATACTAACGACAAGATTACTATACAGTCTGATATTGACGGTAATGACAAAACTAGTGGTGGTGATGCACCGATCGCTGTTACACACGGTATTAGAGTTAATGATACTGTTATAGTAGCAAACGCTAATGGCGTTAAAAAATGTTTAGTTATAGGTCTTAGTGGTACTCGTAATTCTGTAGTAGAAGTTAAGGCTTATGATGGTTCAACTGTAGCTACTTCAGGTGGTGCTACTGATTATGGTACAACTGTATTAGTTTATGGTTCTGAGTATGGTAAAGCTACTGGGTATTACCAAAACAACTCTGGTACTATTACAAGAGAGCACGAAAGACATACTGCTAACGAACCACAGTTTAAAACTTTTAGCAATAAACCTATTATCATGAAAGACTACTACGAAGTGTCAGGATCTGATGCATCTCGTATTGGTTGGGTTGAGGTTTCTTCTGAAGGTGGAGCTTCTGGTTATTTATGGTACATTAAAGCAGAGTCTGATACTAGAGCTCGTTTTAACGATTACGTTGAGATGTCTATGTTAGAATCTGTAAAAGGTGATGACGCAGCTAACGCTAATGATGTTGATGCTCACTTACGTGCTACTGGAGACGTAGTAGGTACTCAAGGTTTATTTGATGCTATAGTTGATAGAGGTAATGTTACTTCTGGTATTTCAGGTGTCAACGCTGCTACAGACTTAGCAGAGTTTGACGCTATCTTAGCTGAGTTTGATAAGCAAGGTGCGATTGAAGAGTATATGTTATTCGTTAACAGAGCTTCTTCTTTAGCTATCGATGACATGCTTGCTTCAATGAACTCTTACGGTGCTGGTGGTACTTCTTACGGAGTGTTTGACAATGACGAAGATATGGCTTTGAATTTAGGTTTCTCTGGTTTCAGAAGAGGTTCTTACGATTTCTACAAGTCTGACTTCAGATACTTAAATGATTTATCTACTCGTGGTGGTATTAACGCTGCTAATGCTGCTGAAGCTATCCGTGGAGTATTTATTCCTGCAGGTACTTCTTCTGTATATGATCAAACTGTTGGTTCTTCAATGAAGCGTCCGTTCTTACACGTACGTTATAGAGCTTCACAAACTGATGATAGAAGAATGAAGACTTGGGTAACAGGTTCTGTAGGTGCTGTAACATCTTCTTTAGATGCTATGTCTCTGCATATGTTAACTGAAAGATGTTTGATCACTCAAGGTGCAAATAACTTTATGTTGATGAAGTAATATAGGATGGGGCTTCGGCCCCACCTTATTTTTTAATTTTTATTTTATTTTATTATGGCAAAAAAGAAAACAAAAGCTGCAGTTAAAGAAACTGTAGTTGAACAAGTGGTGGAGCAAGTTGTTGAAACTGTTGTTGCACCACCAAAACCAAAGGTTAAAAA